AACACGCCTAATTGTCTGACCATTTGTCAAAGCGTAGAACAAAGGTCTAGCTGTGAAAATGTTGTCAGTAAGTTTAGGTATGTAATTGTTTAACGTAGTGGAGAGAATCTCGTCGAAATTGGTGTTACCCGCAGTCATATTGTTTTCTCCTTAGAGGTTTAATTGCCTAATTGTTGTTTAGCTAAAGAAAAAGCTTCTCTGATCGAGGACGGTTTTTCACCACTGCCAGGATCAGAAACCACAGCATTAGCTTGAGTGCTACCACCGCTCGTCACAGTCGAAGCATCACGCTTCGCGTCAACGATTTCCTGTTCCTTTTGTAATTTTTCAGCCGTATCAGCAACTTCACCATATTTCATATGAGTGAAAGCTGCATCCAAATTAGGAATCTTGTTAGTCAAAGCATGCCTAAACAGCTCTGCCGCATCAAAATCCCCATATTTTCTCTTAAGACCAGTAACTTCTTTTTCCAAAGCTTGTTGTCTTTGAACTTGAGCTTGTCGCGCCACCTGATTTTCCAACTGTGCTAACCGTTTAGCATTAGGGTCTTCGTCAACAGTTTCACTATCATATTCTGTTCCACTATTCACAGGAAGATTGTCCTCCACACCAAACGCTGATGAAAGCGCAGCTATCGTCCCAGAAGGATCTGTTTCCAGAGCTGAAGCTATTGCCTCTGCTTGCGATAAACGCTGTCGTTCTTCTGCCAGTTCCTGCGTTTTGCGAGTATAATCCGCTTGACGCTGGTAACCGTCTTGAAGCTCATTTAGGCTGACCTGCTGTTCCTCACCATCGATTTTAACGACGTAAGTTCCGTCAGGTTCCGTCACTGCTTCTGCTGAAACTTCTGAAGTATCCACTGTTGTGGGTTCCGTTGTTTCTATGTTTTCTTCGGGCATTAGCCCCTCCTTCGGAGTCCAATTTTTTTGGTTGTTCCTATTTAAAAAATAGCACTGTCCCAATAAGGGTTACAGCGCAGGTAAATCAAGCCCCATTTGTCCTTGAAGCTGAGTTAAAAGCTCTGGAGGAACACCACCAGTTGGGGCAAAAGCCCCATCTGGAGATGCCCCGACAGGTGCGCCAGGGGGAGGTGGCACCATGTCACTAGGTCCTTGCATCGGTGGAGCGCCTCCAGCACCTTCAGGTGGCATAGGCGGTCCTTGTTGCATAATGAACCTTTCAGGATCTTTAATATCGAAACCTGTTTTAAGAACATGAACAGCTAACGCAGTTGGGTCAATCACAGTACCCACAAGAGGAGCCAAAGCATTAAGCAAAGAAACCGCTTGTTGTTTGCGTATAGTGTCATTCATAGGTTGAGTGGAACCAGCTTCAACACTGAAATCGTACTCACCTACAATATCTTCCCTAGAAAATGGGACAAACAGATCGTCACTTCCCCTGTTAGGGACCCTAGCCATCTGCTCCCCTGTCATAAACTGTTGCATCAGCTGAATGACTCTTCTGCCAAGCATACCTATAGACAATTCAACAATAGCTAACTTGTCTGCAGCTCTAGCATTCTGAGCATCAGCAATAATCGACGCTTCAGTAGCTGTACGACGAATCTCAGGCATAGCACCTCGTGCATATTCAGAAATACCTGAAACCGTGTTAATGTCAGCTTCAATAATGTCACTGTAAGCATAAATCTCAGGCGAAACAGGAACCTGGGGCATCGGTGTGACAACTTCCGATAAAGGTTTGTTTTCGTCTACGACAGGCACCATACGCCCATCTTCATCAGATTCTAAAGCTTCACGACCTTCAGGTCCAAAAGACCTTTCATGGAAAAGATACTTTCTCGCATACCTTTTCCTGTCGTTCATTAATTGTGAACGAGTTTTATCCAATTCTAATTGTAAAGACTCAATAGCTTCCAGATCACCCATCGGGTAAAAATAGTCTGGAACATCATAATTGCGGAGCATTACAAAAGGTTGACCGTATGCATAAGGCATTGGAATCGGGTCAACTAAAAATTCGTCACTGTTCTCCCCCCAAACACTCAAAGTGTTTTTAGAAACATCATAAAATTCCCATATAGTCACACGCTCTTCGTCATACAAATACTCTCTGTTGTCAAGATACTCTGCGGCATACATAGGGTTAACCCCAGCATCCGCTGTGAGCCGTTTACGAACAGAAGGCTTGTACCTTTTATCTTCTTTAGCTTCCGATAAAGGACGAACAATTTTTTGAGCTATCCAAGTTAAATCATCCATGCAAGTCGCTTCAGGATCAACAAAAATGTCAAAAGGAGAAACCCTTTCAATAAAAGGCTGATCCTCAACAACCATCATCGCTGTCTGAGGAACATTAGCTGCCATTTCCTCATCTGTGGGTAACTCCCCAGCAAACATAGGAGACTCAGCAGCAAAATTGTCAACCTCAACAATAGCCTGATCCAAAAGACTTTCCTGTTCCGATTCGGAAAGAGAACGCTCTTGTTCTAAAAACTTCCAACCAACCTTCAACCAGCCGTGACCGAAAATAAGAAAATCTTTAACAGCCCGACGGAAAGGAGTTCGGAAATCGTGATGCTTCCACAAATGGTTAACAACAGCTTCAACAAAAGCAGCCCTGTCACTATTCTCAGGATCATTAGCAGAAACAACAATCTTAGGATGATTAACAGAAACACTAGGTGCTATAACATTAACCGTCGAAAAAGAAAGATTAACAGCAATAAGATCACGTTCAGCTGCAGTTGTTCGGGGCCAATGCTTCCCACGATACAAATCGTTTAAACGCCGCCAAGTTTCCGTATAGCCTTCCTGGTCGCGCCAACGACGCGCCCTGTCTATACGCTGGGCATACTGTTCATGCAACTCTGCTCTTGTTTTACGTGCCATCAGACTTTCTCTATGTTTCTACCTTGCGACTTAGCTTCAGCGATAACTTTCTGTTCACGCTCATTACGAGTCAAATGCATCTCATCAGGAGCAAGCGCACGTTCACGCCACGCCTTATCCGTGATAACACGCAAACCTAAAAGCTTCTGTCTCCATTCCCACAACTCTTCAAGCTCACTGTCAGTTTTAGGACCCTTGTGGGTTTCAACATATTCAGCAAACTCTTGAAAAGAAGCCTCTGGAGATAAAACCGCCACGGTTAACTATGGACGTTTAGTATGCGGCGTGTAAGTGTGACCAGCTAGATCAGGCTGTGGTTTAACATTAGGTTCAACATTACCAGTTGTACCATGCTGATTCATTGGTGTTTCACGAACAGAGTTCTCACCATAACCACCAGTTTGATTAGCGTATTTAGGACTGTCTAATCTTTGACGAGCAGAGTTAGGCTGTGCAGCATCCCACAAAGGGTTAGTTACAACAGAACCACCACGCTCCATCTTATTGTTTTGACCTTTCGCACCATCAACAGTTTCAGTTGCGCTGGTATGCGAAACAAAATTTCTTGCCATTAAATTACCTTTCGGTTTATAGGAATTCCCTACTAAGAGAAAAACGGTGTCCCACGAGTAGTAGAACCACCTATACGCAAATCGTCACCAACAGCTGAAGACTTGTCAGATAAACGAGCAAACCAATCCAAAGTCCAATAATCATCAACCTTCTGAGCATACTCAGGGGCATAAGCATACTTACGCATCTGATTAGCTAAAGCCAAAGCAATAACCCTGTCATCATAAGGAGAACCATTCATAGTACCCCTCTCAGTGCGAACAAAAGTACGCAACTCAGCGATAGTGTGACGATCATAGATCGTCAACTCATTGTTACGCAAAGCCATAGACAAATCATCAATCATCAAAGGTTTAGTAGTACGAGTAGTTTTCCAACCAAACTCCTGAGAAACCTTAGCAGTAGCCTGGTTCAACGATCTGCGCCTAAACAAATTAGGGTAACCCAACTGTCGAAGCTGCGTGATCGTAGTTAAGCCATGGTTATTAGCCTCCACACAACAAAGAGCGTCACGATACCACAAACCCAAAGACAACACTTCATCAGCCAACGTATCAGGTGGAATATGACCATGCCAAGATGCTACCAGCTCACCAGTATTCAAATCCAGTACATGAGCGCAAGAATAATCCCCATGCACCAAACCCTCAGCAGTATCAACCCCCATCACATAACCGTGACCTGCATTAGGAGGAACCCAAACCTCTAAACTCATTTACGAAACTCCACTGACCTGGCAGACAAACGATGCAAATAACCAGTATCCCCAAAACGCACACGCTTATTCATCTCCTCCAACAAATCCAAATCAAAAACTGGGTTACCTGACTTAACGAACGCTTCCTCCGCTGTTGTCGGATACTCCTGAGCTAACTGCCAAGGAAGCATCGAATCTTTCTTTTCCTGATACCATGCTTCGTCCCTGTCTTCGGTAGCTGACCAAGGGAAAAACATTGGACCAAACTTGTTGTTACCTGTCTCCGCACCTACCCACAGTTCGTGAAAAAAGTTACCTGAACCGTTAGCGGTAGACAAACCGATGATCCTACCACCCACATCTGCTACAGGTTCAATGGAAGCCCAAGCTTCCTCAGCGTTAGGAAGGAAAGCCCACTCATCAACCACTATCAGAGTAGCTGATTCACCACGAGCAGGATCTGAAGCTGAAGGCATTGAAGTTATTTGCGAACTGTTATCGAAACCCATTTTTTGTTGATGCTCCACGATGGACTTAGGTCCACGTTCGAGCATCCATTTAGGCAAATGAGAGAAACCGTATTTA